ATAGGACCATAAGCTCCGGCGGGAACAATCGAACCAAGAATACGGTAAATGACGCCAACCGTACCAGGGATGGTGATAATGTCCGTACCAGAATCGTAAGTAGGTGTACCTGGGGTGACTTCAGTAACAGTACCTTCGAACAAAGCAAGTACTTCATCAGGTAGGGGAAGCTGAGGATCGGTTCCGATCGTCCCGTAAAGAAGATCCTCAAGGGCGGCCAAAGCATCGGCGTCTACCTTGGTAGACTCAATGACGATGGTGGCGGTAGGCTTGAATCCAGTTGCAGGAACTGGAACTGTCCAGAACTCCCAACTGAAAGTAATAGCCTCGGGGGAATCATTAATAGTCGTGTAAGCCTTTTCGGACGGAGCTGCAGTAGCTCCATAAACCAGATGCAACTTGTACCCATAATCTACACCTTCGGAATCGTTACCATGACGACTCCTATAACTAAACCCAAACGGTCGGCGAGTCTGCTGACCAACCAATACGCCAGGGTTTGGCATACCAGAACCATCGCATTCGCAGAATGCGTCAGGATAAGTAAGAGCTTCAATAGTCCCGGCAAACTCTTCCAATGACATTAGATTGAGGTACTTGATGTTGTCAGCATACTGAGGGTTAGCTTCAGCACCAGTAGGAGACTCAGTAACGGTTGTAAGACCGTTCCACGGATGAGCCTCATCATAAATTCCAGAATTCAACAGGTAAAGGACGCCATGGTCAACGCCAGTCTCATAAAAGCGTTCCCCAATCTGGTCCCAAACGAGCTCAGCCACTTTACCACTCCTTTAGTAATGGAGGAGAAAGACGTAATGATTCAAATTATCAGCTGTGAAAAATCTATTAAATATACACATAGGAAGAGAAGCAATTTTCTTTACAAGAAGAGTGTCGGGATTTCTATCAATAATCGTTACAGAATATCTTTTCGTCAAAGCATATGGAGTATTATCTGCAAATTCAGCATCAATATCATCCAAATTATAAACAATACATGGATATTGCATTTTCAAATTATTTGGAGGTTGAAAATATACGTTATCTGTCTCCAAAATATCTGCAAATACTTCATGGAGCTGGAGGCGTTGGCCCATTATAAACACCTCCCAGTCTCAACAAAAGACGAGGGCTCTGTACTTCGACCTCTTTGACGGACCACAAAGCCCCCGACCATTCCACATAACGAATGGCAAAGAAATGTTCATTGGCATAGGCATCTGCAACGATACTGATGGAATTCCCAACCGTTAAATCATCATTAAGTTGCTGTCCTTCTTGTAGCCTTCTTGTATTACGAATAATATCCCCTGAATATACAAGCTCAACAATATTATCTTCCCAAATACCGGGAGAAGTCTCCACAGATTCGCCAGCATAGCCAATTTTACCATAAAACTTTGCCATTAGATATTACCCCCAAATTATGCAGCGTCATAGTCGAAACGCCAAGTGTCCTCCACGTCATTGGCGAAGTAGTAGCTAGCCGAGGTAGGCTCAGCAACAACAGTAACACTTCCACCGTCAGGAAGAACAATCGGGAACGAAGCAGTTACAGTTTGTCCAACAGTAACAGCTAGAGCGTTATAAGTAACAGCGCCCTCGAATGCACCGATCTTGTAGGTGGCTCCGGTGGTGGTAACAATGGTGACCTCGTCATCGTCCTGAGTCGGAGCAGCAGGAGTAACAAGAGCCGCTGAACCAGGAACCTTACGAAGGACGAGAGCAGAACGAATCTTGGTAAGAGCGCCGGAAGCACGAGCTTCGATTAGATACTTGAACTGGTTGTAATCGATATCAAAGTCATCGAACAGATTAACTTCGCCGCCCTTGTCCGTACCGACAGCGTAATCTCCAAGATTGACAATAATACCTAGAAGATCTGCCTCATCTTCCATAACCTCTACGGGAACAATAGCTGCAACACGAAGTTCATTCGCTAGTTCCTCTACATTTCGGAACAAACGACGATTCGTAGTGTCCTTTAGAAGTAGAAGATTGGTAAGAATTGTTTCAGTAGTATAGAAGGTCGGCGTACCGGTTCCCTTATAGAACCTACGAGCCGTAATAATGGCAGTAACAAGTTCATCATAGGTAGAGCTAGCGTCGTCAAGGTTTACAAAGATTGTAGCAACATAAAGATCATGGTCGTTTGCAATAGAACGAATTCCAGCACCTTCAGTGGCTCCAACAGGATCTTTGATTTTATCTTCATCGTCTACCGCGCGACCATCACCGATAAGAATAGCCCTTGCCAATTCCTCATCCAGCATCATACGCATCTCAAACTTGATCCAGGCTACAACATCGAAATCAGTAATGTCAATGATGTCATCGCGATCAAGCTTCTGCTTCTTATACACAGTGGTTGGGGTCGTTACACGCTTAGAAACTCCAAAGAACTGTTCCTTCTTAAGAGTACCCTTGATATAACCCTTGGCACGCGCTTCCTCGAAAGTCAAATCTGCCGTAAGAGACTTGATTCGAGAGAAAGGAACATGACGGGTACCATTAATAACACCAGCTACCCACTCAGTCCTACGCTTGTCGAAGTCTGGGCGAGCCTCGAGAGATTTTGCATCCGGGAAAAGAAGATCGATGTTCTCGATACCGTGAGCGAGAGCATAATCCTGAACAGCTTCCCTAAGAGACCCACATTTAACAGCGGAAGCTACAATGCCCTTCATGGCATCGTGAGAAATATAAACCCTCTCCTCCTGCTTACCGCCAGTATCGTTCTGCTCGAAGACGTTTCGCGTCACGACAGTGGTTCCTTCCTGATGATTGAGGTCTCCCTCGATGGTCGTGGTGGTCTCATCCGCGCTGCCTTCATCGGCGGAGCCTTCAGAGGACTTTTCTTCTTCAACAGTCTGTTCGGTATTGGTTTCCTGAGAAGTTCCTTTATCATCGTCCGAATGCGTTGTATCATTTGACTGCAATGCGGCACTAATCATAAAATGAACAACATTCTTCTGCTGATCAGTCAGAGTGTCCCAAATCTCTTGTACAGTCGGTCCACTATCATCAGTAGATGCATGCTCAAATTCAAGACCGGTGTAAATGATGGCTTCTTCAGTAGAAGTATCATATCCACCATCACTATGAGCAATCGTAACATAATCAATAACTGCACCAGGATTAGCCCCTGAAAGGACAAGGCTAACTTCTCGAATCATTCCATGGAAAACTTGCTTTGCTTTCTCAACAAGCTGATTAGCCCAAATAGAAAGAGCCCTAATATCCTTGTGAATTACAAGTTTCTTGGCGTTAATGCCCTGAGGGGTATCGTTGAAGAATCCATAAGCGTAAACACCATCAATTCGATTCTCCAGAACGACATGCCCTAGAACATTTTCTGGAGTATTGTGGCCATGCTGCCATACTAGTGGAACCGTCATCTTGTCCATATGCTTAAATGCATCAGGCATGATGGTTCGACCGTCGGAGCACTTGAGGCCAGCCTTGGTCGCATAGCCGCCAAAGTCAGCTGCTTCCATTTTGACTGTTTCCTCCTAACCTATTTGACTAGTTTTAGTTTCGGCTCCGAGGGAACCGCCGATTCTACTTGAGGCATGTTACTGTTTCTAAGTTTATCTGCATTTGGATCTCTAGACGGTTTAATACCAATAACCTGTCGAAGTTCATTAGAAGAAAGAACTTCGTTTCTAGAGAACTTGTCCGCAATTTCAGCAATTTCACTAATCGGAACCAACTTGAACGGATCTCTAAAGTAAAGTATTGTTTGATTTTGAGTTCTAGCAGTCTTAGTAAGGAAGGAACGCCTCATGGCTTCAACAATAGCTGCCAAAAGAGGTTCAATAGTTCGATTCATATAATTTAGCATGGCCTTTTCATCAGCCGTACCGTTCATTACTTCTTCGGTAAGGCCTAATTGACCATAAAGCATCTGCATAAGGTATTCGATTTGCTTTAGAAGATTATTCTCAGCTGGACGGTTTAGTTGGGTAATCTTTTCCGTACCATCCGTATAGGCTATACCATACTGGCTTCCCTTTAGCTGATGTTCAATATCAGCACGTCTTTGTTCAGCCTGTTGCCTTCTAGCTTGAGATCTGACAACATAGGGAAGTTGTATAATTAAATCAAGTTTACCGGAGCTGGATTGTTCATCCACAGCGTCTAACTGATTAAGCTTCCTGATAATTCTCTGAAGAGTCGAGTTCGGTTCATTCATAACTGGATACAAAGGATTTTCAACAATCGCAACAAATTTTTTCTCTAAAGTAACTTCTTCTCTTCGACCTTTTTCATCATTATATACTTCAACTCTTACATGACGCGGCATCCAACCAACAATTTTTCCAACTCGCATGGTCTTTATATCAAAACTACCAGACACAGCCGGATTAATAGTTGTATCAACAGGAACAACCGCTACCGTACCCTGATCGAAAAGAGTGAGAGCTATATCTTGACGGAAATGCCTAGCTGCCTGATCCAAATTAGCCTCAACCGTAAGACAATTATTCAAAGCACTGTCAATATCTTCGACATATCGCTTCTCATCATCCAAACGAACATGTCGAACATCTATGGATGAAACATCTATACTAAGTCTAGTAAATATAGATGCAATAATAGATCTTTCATTAGACCATCTAAGTCGAACTCTATCAGGACGATTACCAAAAGTAGCGCCTTCTCCGTAGGAGAGGATACGAGAATCATCTGGCTGGTTTCTAAAAGCATTCCAGGCATGTTTCAATTTCTTAAAAAACGCCATGTGTCACCCCCTCCCTCATTCAAAGGCTTCCTTGTGCAACTTATACGCAACAAAGGCATCCATCAAAGCAGACACGTTATCAATCTTCTCGTCGTATCTCCTCTTAAGAAGTTTTCTATTTCCGTTTGTATCTTCGACCGTAATTGCATTACCCATGGCAAAAGTCATTAAAGCTTGATCGAAAATAAGTAGTCTTTCAGAACTAAGAATCTTTAACTCACCAAGAGGAACCGATTCGGTTCTCGCACCTTGAATAACTTTTTCAATGCCAAAAGAACCGTTTTCTATCTCCCAACGATTTACAAACTCTTTAGCATTATATGGATCGTAACCAAAAGTTCGAACATCGTATTCCTCTTGCTGAATAAAAGCATCTAGATCATCGTAAACTTCCATCATATCAAGAATAGTTGTTTCTATAACTTGAAGACTTCCTTCTTTAATGAATTCTTCGTATTTGGAACGCATTGCTCCGGGCAATTTTTTCAATGTCAAAGAAGTAATGTAACTTCTAGTTTTAACTCCGAATCCTTTTCGTAAAGGAAACAAGAAAGTAAACGCGCAGAAGTCATCACCCTGTGATAGATCTGCCCCCATGGAACAAGGCATTTGCCAGAACTTACGAGGACGATGCGGAAGTGTTTCTTCGTATGTAAAGAAGTATGTATAACCTTCCATAGGAATACCAAATCGCTTAGCAAGAATATCGTTACGAGAAGCAGGTGCTTTCTCGGCTCTTTCGACATCCAAATGATACGTTTCGTATGTTACAGTTTTACCAACGTTCGGATTAGCCTTCAACCATGTCGCTGGATTAGCCACTTCTTCAATTTCATCGAGTTTATAATGAAAAATAGAAACGTGTGGAGCTAGGTACTCACCCTTTAAAATGTCAGCGAGTTCCATTTTGATTGTATCGCCACTACCGTTTCGAACCGTTCCTTCGGAACTAATAGCTACAATCAAATAGTCATCAAGCTTCGATGCACCTTGCTCTACAGCACCCACCACGTCTTCTCTAATGTCACCAGATAACCATTCATCAATAGTTGCGATCTTTGGGCGAAGACCTTGAAGTTTATTAATGGTCATAGGCCGGATCTCTAGAAGTGAACCGGTTAAAAAGTTCTCTATTCCTTTTTTAGTCGAAGCGAGTTTAACTCGCATAGCCCTAGAACCAGTAGTGTTCTGCAAGGATCCTTCAGTAAGAAACTGAAAGAGAGGACCTCGACTTCTAGTAATGGCCGTTCGGAATGGAGACATTACTTCATCGGCTTGCTTCATGGTTGGTGATGTAGTTATCTGATGAGTAGTAGACGTGTCAACATTTAAGAAGTAACTATGAATGCTAGAGGCATACATAGATTTGGCTGCTCCACGTGCTACAATTAAGTATTGCTTTGTTGTTAAACGTTTCTTGACAATTTTATTTACATATCGCCCGCCACGATTACGTTTTGCTGGCTGATACACACTTCTCTTCACAAAGTAATACCAACCAAAAATTTGTTCAGCCCATAACTTGAACGAATCTAGTAAATGAAGATCGCTTCCATCAGTTAAAGTCAGCTCGTTTTCACAGTAAAGAATATATCCTTCGACAGGTCCCTCATCGTAATAGACATTAGGGTTGGCGATTAAAGCGTCAATTCGATTCATCTCCATAGAGATTTCACGATTAACAGGAATTTCTCCTCGAAGCACTGCTTCACGAAACTGACCGTAATAACGAGGAGTTGCTGTGTTGGATAACGCCATATAACCAACCCTCCCTTGCTATCACTAGTCGAAAAATAGCCTTACTTCTTCAACAAGGATGCGATAACTTTAGTAGCTTGATCTCTAGCAAGCTTACTTGCTGTCTCTCTTCCTACACTAAGAAGAATATCACCGGCAAATTTAGCTCCGGCACTTGCAACTTTCTTACCAACTGATGGAGGTACGATACGATTGTATTGCTGTTCCAAATTCATACGATTAATCAATGATTGCAATTCTTGATTACTAAGAGATTTCGTTCCGCTCTTCTTAGCCTTAGTTTTCGCTTCCTGCGCGCTAGCATGATCATCAGAAGGTGCGTGTAGTTGTGAAGAGCTACGACGAACACCCCAACGCATACCTTTAATACCAAAGTGAGATAGAAAATCTTCAAATGAATCGAATTGAATCAAAGGCTCATCAATTTTGCAACTAATAATATGACCCATTGGTCCCCAAGTAATGTTCAACTTCAAAGAATCATCAGCATGACGAACTACTTGAATGATCTCGGCACTAGGATATCGATTATCCAATCCTTGTGTGAAATTAAGACGATAATGTCCAGATGGACTGGGGCCAAGAATACGATCTGATTCTTCATTTAAAACTTTATTAAACATTTTTACTGCATCATCTAGATAAGCTCTTCTCAAAGGTGAATCTTTTCGAAAATCAGCGTTTTTGTAAGCTGGTTTATTATTAAGATTAGGTAATTCTACTTCGTTTACCCGCTTAAAGCTGGAATTATAGACCTGTCGTCTAATTTTAAACGTACTAGCTTGCTTTCCCCATTTATGATCAGCTTGGGCCGTAGTTAAAGGCCTTTTCTTTCTTACACCCCATTGCATTCCTTTAATACCGAAATGAGCAAGGGTTTCTTCAAACGTAAGCACATCCCCTCCTTTCTAAAATGGGGGACGAAACTAAACTTCTACAGGTTCAGTCCATTCAGTTTCTTCACGAACACTATTCAAACGCCATTCTAGTTCTTTTACTTGTTTTTCTATAGCTTCAATGAAATATGATGTTGTAGGTGGATCGAACAAAAGTTTAACTCTAAGACAAACATAAGTTTTAACCGCATTGAAAGGCAAACTGCCATCAAGAAAATCGTCCCACGTGGCCGTATCGTCCTCAATAGCAAATCCTTCCGCTGGACCAATACCCAGCTGTTGAAGTGTTGAGAAAACCGAGTTAATATGCAACGTAACATCCACATCAAAAACGACATATCCATCATCAATACCCAAAATTTTCTTGACGCTGGTTAAGATACTCTCGCTCACGTGGAACACCTCCTTAACTTCTAATACTCATAACCATACTGACGTAGTTTGGCAAACGTCTTAGGACCAACGATGCCGTCCCTCGGCAAACTGGTTCGACGTTGAAATTCCTTGACCCATGCTTCAGTTTGACCACCGAAAATGCTGTCAACATTGAGAAGTCGACCTTGCATGTAAGGAACATAATGCCGATAGACAGGGAAATTCCTCCGCAGGAATTCTTGAATATGCTTAACCGTTTCTCCAGTATCGCCCTTCTTGACCACCTGTGCCGGAGGGGTGGGAGTAAGAGAAGGAGCAAGTTTATCTACTGCCGGCCAATGAGCATCATTCTCGTCGTCAGAAACATGACCCGAAATATGGACATGACCGCTATGATCATCGGTACCTTTATACTCAGTCTTTTTCCATTGAGTTGTTCGTTTCCAAATATAACCGTTGTGAATAATGTATTGAAGTCGAATACGAGCTGCTGGATCGGCAAGAAGATTATCCACCAACAATTGAGCATTAGTTTTACTAAAATTTGGACCGATCATAACATCAATTGCACGATGTTCAGGAATGTTATCTGGATCAGATTGCGCAGCCAGAGACCCGGGAGTATCATCCTCATTGTGATCTGAAATTCGCGTCTTATGAGCATCATCCCCGACACCATAAACAACTGTGTTAGGATATCGACGTTTAATATCTACCGTGAGGGTTTGCATGTTCTTTGAACGCATGATTACTCCTCAGTTTGATCCTGAACAGTAATTTCAGTTGCTTGGTCATCTTCTTGAACAAAGCCCATTGGTTCCACTTCATCGAAAGTTAAATTTCGCTTTTCTTTCGCTAATTCGTGCTCCTCCTTCTTCAACCGATCCATCTCTTCCTCTGCTGAGAGACCATGAACTTCGTCCATGTCTTTTCTCCTCTCTTACCACAACTTAGTATCACCAGGACGTCGTTGAACCGGAACTCGAGGTAGTAAACTTTCATCGCCGTAATGTATTGCGTTGTGTGTTATATGGGTTGTTGTTATAAGAAATTCTGGGTCTAGGATCGAAGGATCTCCATGAACAATATCAGTCACTGTCATAGGATTCATATGATGAATGACAAGACGATTATGAATTTCATACCCACGAATACCGAGATCACAACCCTCATCTCTTACAATTATTTGGTTACGAATATCACGCCATTGACTTGACGCATAAAACTGTTGATTCATATAACGATCAAAACCAAACGTGGGATCTCCCACCACACCTCTAAGTTTCAAATAATTATAACGCTCTTTGAACGTTTCTAATCTTCTTAGTTCGGAATATGTTCTAATCCTCATAGTCATCTGGATCTTCTATTGAGTCTTGGGCTGAGTAAGAACGCATAGCACTGATGGCTCTGGCATATAGTTCCTCCATCTTCTTTGCGGAGGCCATGGCATCAATCTTAGCGGCCAGAAGTTTGTTCTCTCCATCTAAACGTTCTTGTTCTAGTCTCTCTCTAGTAGATCCCAATTTCAAATAATGACTAATAACCTGAGCCGAAGCAGTACCAGCCCTTAATTGACTCTCAGCCAGTTCTACAGCAAGATGAACCAATTGGTTTTCTCTACCCTCGGGAGTTGTAGCTGGTTTCCGCTTCTTTGGACTTGGTTCTGGGGTTTTATTTCGGCGGATTACCATCTCGCCTCCCTTCAACAGGAAAATGAATTGAATCAGGTAGCAATTACCCCAGCAGTCCTAAGTTTCGCCAAAAGACTGTTCACAACCGTACGCAGAGCGGCAACATCTGCCTGAAGAGCATTGTATTCGGCCTCTGTAGGATCTTGACCACCTGTAATCTGTGCTGAAGTCAGTGCAGCAGCATCAGATTGAGCCGCAGCCTTGTTAGGAATAGGCCTAGCAGTGCCGTCAGCATTGAAAATAGCCAACTTCGTAGTAGACAAGTGGGGATTCAGTGCACTTTGTTCGACTACTACCGCCTGCTCGACGGATTGTGCCATTGTTAATGCCCCTTTCGTGTATGATTCAACCTATTTGCGGAGACTTTTTCGGGATAAAAAGTTCTTTCAATTTTTACCCCCGGGGAATTTTTTAGG